AAATGGTCGAAGGAAAGGCAACCTATAAAAAGGTTTGGTCTAGGAGATATCCTAACTCTATTGGGTTATGGTACTCTGCTTTGACCAAATGGGCTGGTTTGAGACCATTAGATGAAGAATATATCTTCATGGGAATGGCAGCCTTCGGAAAACCCAGTCATACCAAGGAGTTACAAGACCTACTTTTACGTAATAACCATAAAGGTATACGTGGATTAGAAGGTGACAACGTAGATATTGCAAAGAGTGCTGAGGTTGTTCTTGAAGACGAGTTGACTGAAATCTTCAATATTGCCTCACAATACAGTAAAAACATTTGTTATGGTGGGGGTGTTGCCCTCAACTGTGTAGTCAACTCAAAATTACAATATAGCTTTAGCGATCACAACATATGGATTATGCCTAATCCTGGTGATGCTGGAGGTGCTTTAGGTGCTGCTTTACTTGCATATGAAAAGAAAGTTCAATTTACTCCCTATTTGGGATATAATATTAATAAGGAGTTGGATCCGAAGGAGGTTGTTGAGGTTATACTCCAAGATAAGCTCTGTGGTGTGGCCAATGGTCGTGCTGAGTTTGGTCCTCGTGCTCTCGGTAATAGAAGTTTATTGGCGGATCCACGCCAAATTGAAAACAAAGACTATGTAAATGAGATAAAGAAACGTCAAAAGTTTAGACCGTTTGCTCCTGCTATCCTAGAAGAGCATTGTCAAGAATGGTTTAACATGCCAGAACATTCTAGGTATATGTCTTATACATATCAGTGTAAGCGTCCAGAGGACATCCCTGCCTGTATACACGTTGATAATAGTGCAAGGGTACAAACAGTTCCAGAAACCTCAGACAGTGTTCTGAGACCTATACTAGAGTGCTGGTACGAACGTACTGGTTGTCCTGTGTTATTGAATACATCTCTGAATGTCAGAGGTAAACCTATGGTTAATACCATAAAAGATGCTAAATTATTTGCTGAAACATATGATGTCACTGTACTTTAATGGATGTAGTAACACTTGGGGTGGTGAATTAGATAATCTTGATGATCGTTATAGTAAGATTGTTTGTGATCATTATGGTATAGAAGACTATAATCATGCAGAGTGTGGTAGGAGTAATGATAAAATAACTTGCTCTACTATCAAACAGATTGATAGAAATGAGATAGATTGGGTTATAATACAGTTTACAATACCTTCAAGATATAGATGGTTTGATGACAGAGGTCGTGAGCACCACTGGACACCAACAGATAGGAATAAGAAGAACTATAATAGTTTTGCTCGTAACCAGTGGTACAAACATGTCTACAATAGACGTATTGGTGTAGAGAATACTTGGAAGAACATATTCCTATTCGATAATTACTGTAAGAGTGTAGGTCAGAAATACATTGCTCTAATAGCAGACCTTTGGTCTGATGATTTAGATATAGATGCTCACTGGAAGAAGATGCCCTTCCCAACACGTATGCATCGTGATATAATACAGGATGAGAGTCTTCTATTGGAGCACAAGCATCCTTCACCCGAAGGACATAAGAAGATTGCTGAATTTATTATAGAACATGTGGATTCACACTGAAACTTGGAAGCACGGTAAGGAGGATTACTTCTTAGAGAAGTATAAAGACGACTTCTTTTATAAGGAACTATATGATCAGCATAATGTTCGTATGGGTGGTAATGGTCTTAGTAGAAATGATCTAAGGAGATCGCAGATTAATAATAAGAAAGGTCTCGTTCGTTCATCTACATCTAAGTCTGTTTCTATTGGTGAGCATTGGACTGGATACTATAAGAATGAGCAAGGACACTTAGATACTGAATTAGTATCAACCTACACACCTAAACTGATAGAGATATTGAAGTTATTCAATCTGTATGGTAAACGTAGAATATATTCTTTCAATTCTATATGGGGTCAATTATCAAAGGAGGGTAGAAAATGCTATATGAAAGAGCATGACCATTATACCAACTCTGATGATATGTTGTCATGGGTTCATTTTGTAAAGGTTCCTCAACAGAAGTGTTTTTACTTCAAGAAAGGAGGTGAGAAGATATATCCATTCTTCCAGAGTTCAGGTGACTTGATAGTATTTCCCAGTTACTCATTGCATGGTGTAGATGAGAGAAGGGACTTAGATGAACGGTTTGTAATAGTAGGAAATATAATAAGGACTAAATAACAAGGACGGATAACATTGACATAATGGCAATCGACGCACGAAATTTTGCAACTGATACTAAACTTGTTGTTCAATGGGATACGACTGCTACTCCTTCGCAATGGGAATGGCAAGTTGTAACACAGGGAACTGTTGGTATTGGTGGTACATTACCTAACCTTTTTCAAAGTGGTAACGCAACTAGTCTAAAGGTTGCTATTGACAAAGGTACAGAAAAGATGTTGCAGGCTGTCCCTATTGATGTAATAGGAGCAGGAACTACATTCCATAGAACTGCTGCTGGTGTTATACGAACTGGTATCTCTACATTAGGACCAACAGGATTTGTTGGTGGTAGAGGTGGATGGTTAGTTCAAGAGCAATTCAAGAATAAAGTAAAGAGCGATATAAAGACTAGTTCTGTATAGTTGGACAAATCACATTATGCTGCTTGGAGAGGATTATCATTGACCAAATCTTCATTATTGTTTAGTGGATGTAGTATTACTTGGGGTGATGAACTACATAATCGACTTAGTGAACGTTTCAGTAACTTAGTCAGTCCCAGATCCGTCAATCTTGGGGAATGTGGTATAAGTAATGATTTTATTGTTCGTAATACAATAGACTGGTTGGGTAAGATGTCTGTAGACATTGTTGTCATACAGTTTACTGTACATCAGCGATTAGAATTATTTGATGAAGAAGGTAATATAGAACCACTAACACCTCAGAGGATAAGAGGTAAAAAGGAAGAAGTATATTACAAGGATGTATACACTGATCAGATTGGTGTAGAGAATTTGTGGAAGAACTTGTTTTTATGGGATTCTTATTGTAAGAATAATGGTCAGAAGTATATTGCTTTGATAGCAGATCATTATGATGATGCTATTCGCTTTCCTGACCGTATGTTTGATAAAGGATATGGTCATTGGAGGAAGTTGTGTAAGGATATACCACGTACCATGTTGAATATGGAAGTATTAGGTTTGATGAGACAGTATCCTAAACATTATGCTCAAGGTATAAGAGGTGGTCATCCATCTGCTAAAGGACATCAAAAAATTGCAGATAAAGTGCAGGAGTTGATAGATCATATATAATCTGATATAATGAACTTGGATTGCAACCCAAAATAGTATGGCTAAAGGATTCAAGGTGGTATCAACACCACCTAAAACTGACAAGAAGGATGACTTTGATATCGCAGCAGCAAAGGAGATGCTCAAGGGAAAGAGCATAGTCTTCTGTTTGCCAGGTAGAAATGTTTCATATATCTTTCTAAAGAACTTTGTATCTCTCTGTTTTGAACTAGTTCAGAATGGTGCAAGTATACAAATATCTCAAGACTATTCATCTATGGTAAACTTTGCACGATGTAAGTGCTTAGGTGCGAATGTTTTGAGAGGACCAGATCAATTACCATGGGACGGAAAACTTCAATATGACTATCAATTATGGATCGATAGCGACATCGTTTTTAACAACGAGTCATTTTATCGTGTACTTTCAATGGACAAAGATATTGCTGGCGGTTGGTATGCTACGGAAGATGGTCAGACAACATCCGTTGCTCACTGGTTGGAAGAAGATGATTTCAAAGAGAATGGTGGGGTAATGAATCATGAGATGGTAGACGGCATTCAAAAACGTCGTAAACCATTTACTGTAGACTATGCAGGTTTTGGTTGGTTACTTATCAAGCATGGAGTCTTTGAGCATAAGGAAATGACTTATCCTTGGTTTGCACCTCAAATGCAGGTGTTTGATTCGGGTGAAGTACAGGATATGTGCGGAGAAGATGTTTCTTTCTGCTTAGATGCTATCAAGGCAGGTTTCGAAATATGGTGTGATCCTCAGTGTCGTGTAGGTCATGAGAAAACAAGAATTATATAGATACAGTTAAACATGCCATGGATGTATGGATTTGTATGATATATACGTCAGTGGGGAAAGGGTTTTATCTCAAATAACAGAAGATGAAATGCTAGACGTTACACAAGAATTAGCTGATGAATTCTATAAGACTGGGTTTCCCCATCCCGAAGAAATAGAAGTCAAATACCTCGGTTATGAAGACGACCCTCAATAGAGGGTCTTTTTTTTGCTCTAAATAGAACTAAATAGACCGAGATCGTAACAACTAGTGGCCATACAACGGTTTTCTCAAGGTTTCAAAGACATTTCATTGTCCTTTAGTAAACACCCTGTTACTCGTGATATCCTTGCACTGAAGAACGAAGATGCTATAAAGCGTTCAGTTCAAAATTTGGTGCGTATTCATGTTGGAGAAACTGTTTTCAATCCTTTATTAGGAACTAGAGTTACTGATGCTTTATTTGAACTGGCTGATGATTCGTTTATTGATCCAATAAAATCTGAGGTTGAGGTAGTATTATCTAACTGGGAACCTAGAATAACTTTACAGGACGTAGATGTTGTTGCAGATCCAGATAATAATTCTTTAGAAGTTACCATAAATTATGACTTAGTTGGATTGTCAGCACCTACTCAGTCAATCTCCTTCGTACTAGCACCTACAAGGCTATAATGGCACTACAGCAATTCACCAATTTAAATTTTGAGGATATAAAATCTTCGATTAAAGATTATCTGAGAGAGAACTCAAACTTCTC